TATGCAACAGCTTCAAGATAACCGTCTTGTACGCCGCAAACCTCACAAAGTAAGAGAAACTTTTCAAATTATCACCGCTAACACCAACGTATCATAGAGGACTAAATGAGAACTCTTGTTCTTCAAAATAATTTTACACTAAAAGATGCTGGAACAGATTCTAAACATCTTAGTTTTATAGAGACGTGTATGTCTTCTGTTAGGAATTGGGCAAACAAAAATGCTTTTGAGTATTCACTAACTACTGATTTGTCTTCTATTAATTTACCTAACCCGTTTAGGAGTGATGCTAAACATATAGCCTATTCACACTTTTTAAAATATATTAATATAGATAATGATAACTATGAACGAGTTGTAGTAATTGATACAGATGTTTTAATTCAAGGAAATCCTGTATTATATGACTCAAATTCTTTTTGTGTAGCAAAGTATTGTGATGAGTATAGGCCTGAGTATGTCTGGCGTTTTAATTCTGGTGTTTTTTATTTACCTACTTATAAAGCAAAAGACCTAAAAAAGTGGATGATAGATCAGTCCTATGCCGATAAAAGATATTTTGATGTTGAGTTAGACTTAAGACAATATTCAAGTCTTGAAGGTGATGAGTGTTTATTGTGGCACTGGATAAAATCGCAAAATGTAGATGTAAATATTATTCACAACTATGCTCACTTTGGTTTTGAACCCCTCCAGCCTGATTGTTTTATTCATTTTCCTGGAAAAAACAAAACATATCAATTTGAGTTTTTCAACCTAATCCAAAAACTGGGATTAAAAGACCGTAGAATGTATAGAAGTTTAGAGAACATGCTACTTTGGTCTCCTGTTAACGCTAACCGTAATAAAATAACACATATAACTCATTAAACTAACCAATAAAAGAGGACTAAATGGAAAAAGCACTTCAAGAAGAAATTCGTAAAGAAATTAATCGTATCGTAGATTTGATGATTCAAGCTGATTCTATCCGCGAATCTATTTCAGAACTAAAAAAAGATATTAAAAATGAGTATGGTTTGCCTGTGACAACAATCACAAAAGTAGCTACTATTATTCGTAAACAAAATCTTGCGGAAGAAGAACAAAAATGGGAAGAAATCAAAGAGTGGGTTGATGCCTGTTCGTGATTTTATCCACGAAGACTGGCAAGATTGTATACAAACTTATACTAACGAACTGGTCAAAAAGAATATCCAGCCTCTATTGAAACATATAGAGGCTAATTCTTTCTCTGATCCTAATCATCAAGACAGAACAATTTGCAATTTAAATGGAAAAACTGCTGTTTTGTTAGAACAAGGAGATGTTTATGATTGGCATTCTGACTCTTTTTCTTTTGAAGGTAGAAAACTTTCAAATCCAAGAAAAGGCAGATATTGGACACGCATTATATACTTAACTGAAGGAAAACCCCTTGAAATTGGAAACTGGAATCCCACTGGTCAGTTAGGGGCTGATTTTGACTATCCAGAACCTTCTGAGGTTATAGCAACTATTTACCCCAGTCCTGGAAAAACTGTTACTTTTCCTTGTTTTATGGTTCATAGAATACAACCCACCGTTGATAACAAAAGATGGACTTTTGTTGACTTTTTGAGTACTGTAGGTTATAATGGGTTTAACACATCAAGATATAACAATTTGTTAAAAAGGTATTTCAATGAAGATTTTAGGAGTGAGCTCTTATCATCATGATAGTGCTGCAGCGTCTGTTGTAGACGGGCATATTAAAGGAGCTTCTCATGAAGAACGATTTTCTCGTGAAAAGTTTGATAAAAGATTTCCCTCTAATACAGTTCGCTGGCTCAGAGATGCTTGGGATGATTGGGAATTTGTGGCTTTTTATGAAGAAACCACATATACACAATTTAAGTCTGAAATAAAACATTATACTTCAGCACGTCCTGTACTTGTAGATCATCACGAAGCTCATGCTATGAGTTCGATTTGTACAACTAACTGGACTGAGTGCGCGGTAATGGTAGTAGATACTGTAGGCAGTCACTATTCAACGTCGCTTGGAGTTTATCGTGATGGTCAAATTGAGTGGTTAAAACGTTTTCGATATCCAAACTCTCTCGGACTATTTTATTCTGCTGCTACTCGTCTGTTGGGTTTTCAACCTCTTTCTGATGAGTGCAAAGTGATGAGTGCAGCTGCTTATGGAGAACCGAAATGGGAAGGCTGGATTCATAAACATATTTTAAACTGGCAATCTCTCGAAGGTGATTACACTGTACTTCAAAATTTAGAGCGTGGTGTTGGTTTTGGTAGTTTAGATTGGGATATTGCAGCTTCAGTTCAGTCTGTACTTGAAAAAACTCTTTTAACTCTAAGTTATTGGATTCAAAAAGAAACAGGCATGACAAAATTAGCCTATGCAGGAGGAGTTGCTCTTAATTGTGTAGCTAATACTAAACTTTTAACTCTCACTCCTTGGGATAAAATTGCAATTCAACCAGCAGCTGGCGATGCAGGCTGTGCTGTTGGGGCAGCCGCTTTAATCGAACGACCTTTATGGGAAACTCCTTATCTTGGTATTGAGTCTTCAAATAATATTTTAGCAGATGAGTGTGCAGATCGCATATTAAAAGGTGAGATTGTTCCAGTAATTCAAGGTCGTGCTGAGTTTGGTCCTCGTGCTCTTGGAAATAGATCATTGCTCTGCATTCCAACTCCTGATAATATTAAAAAACTTGATATTATAAAGGAGCGACATAATGATTCGTGGAGACCATACGCGCCTATATGCCAAATTGAAGAAGCAGATAAATTTTTTGATGTATCTCAATCTTGTCCTTATATGTTGTTTGTTTCAAACATTACTGATGGTAATTTTACTACTCATGATATGACAGCAAGACTTCAAACTGTTACAGGATCCTCAAATCCTTATATTTGGAAAGTTTTGGAAAAAACCCGTCAATATGGTTATCCAATTCTAATTAATACCAGTTTAAATGCGAAAGGAAAACCTATTGTCAACACAGTGGACGATTTTAAAAGAGAAGTTTCAATACACCACTGAAGTAGATACTGATACTCTTCCTACTGGAAGAACTTATCACACTCCCGATGGATCCTATCCATCTATTACAACAGTTTTAGGAAAAACTGCTGATAACACGTGGTTACAGCGTTGGATAGATAAAGTAGGAGAAGAAGAGGCTCGTCGTGTTTCTAAAGAGGCTACAGATCGAGGTACATTAGTTCATGAATATGCAGAACGTCATTTTAATGGAGAAGACGTTTGGGATGAGATTGTTAATGAACGCCTTGACGTGCGTCAAATGAGTCGTGATTTAATTCGTGCTACAGAACGTGGTATTGAAGAAATTTGGGGACAAGAACAGGTACTTTGGTCTAATAAATATCAATACGCAGGACGTTGTGACATGGTTGGTATTTGGAATGGCAAACCAACAATTATTGATTTCAAAACTTCTAAAAAGAAAAAATCTTCTAAACAAATTACAGACTACTATATTCAAGGATGTGCTTATGCTGTAGCGCACAATGAAATGTATGGAACTGGTATAAGAGACATTACTATCATTATGACTATTGATGGTGACGATCCTATTATCTTTGAACAAGATGCTGTTCCGTTTTTACCGCTTTTAAAAAATAGGAGACAACAGTATGATCAATTGGTTAGTCAACAAGTATAAAGATTGGCAATTTGAGCGAGAGTTTCAAAAAAAGAAAAAAGAACTTATGGAACTCGATCCTTTTATTTACGAAATTCCTGAAGAAAAACCACATAAAGATCCTACGAGATACAGTACTTGGGAACACAAAGGAAAAGATATAGACTTTTAAATGATACGTCGTATTAAAAAACCATTGAAGGATTTTTTTGATAATCACTCTTTGACAGATGCTGAAAAATCTTTTATATTGGGTTGTATTCAGGCACAGAATAAATTTCCACAACTAACTCACCGTCAATGGGAGATAGTTTGTGAGATAAAAGAGAGATATAAAAATGTCAAAGTACCCAGGAGTTAAAAGATTACCAAGTGGTAAAATCGACTATAGAGGAAAAAAGTTTGATGGATTCAACAAACCAAGACGCTCAGACAGACCAGAGAAAAAAGGCATGGTGTTGGCAAAAGAAGGCGAAAAAGTTCGACTTATACACTTCGGAGATGCGTCAATGGGGCACAACTATTCTCCAGAAGCGAGAAGAAGTTTTAAAGCCCGTCATGCAAAAAACATCGCCAAAGGAAAAATGTCAGCAGCTTATTGGGCTGACAAAGTGTATTGGGCAGGACCTGGTGGATCTAAAAAATCGCCTCCAAAAGGTCAGAAACTCACCAGAGGAATAAAACGTAGAACATGAGCAACAGAACTTTTAGAATTTTAGGACTTTTATTTATAGCAGCTTTTTATTTTGCTGCTTTACCCTATGTATATGCAGAAACTACTACTGCTACTGTACAAGACCACTATAAAACCGTTACAAAGTCAGTTCCATATACTGAAACTACTTGCGAACTTATAGATGTTCCTATCTACGGACAATCTAATCAAGGAGCTTCGACCACTGACTTGTTATTTGGAGCATTAATTGGTGGAGCTATCGGTAATAATATCCCAGGCGAAAAGAATGGTGGAGCAGCAGGAGCTGTTGTAGGCACTATTATTGCTAATGAGGCAGGCAAGAATAAACAGGTTGTAACAGGATACCGTAGAGAAGAACAGTGTAAAGATATTACACGTTATCAAAATGTAACTGATCAAGTTTATTCACACTCTACTATTACTTTTACTTCTGGTGGACGTACCAGGACAATTAGGTTTTATGAATGAGACGCGGCGGTTCATCTATCACAAGATACATCGAATCCAGAATCACTCTTCTTAAAAATGACTTACAATTAGCTTCTGATACATACGATAAAATGTGGTACAAGCGTTTGATTCAAGAATTAGACTGGGCTCTTGAGATGGAGTCTAAACCTACAGAAAATTGTACACTACATAAGCGAGGTATTGAATGAATACGTCAGAAAAAACTTGTAAAACTTGCGGTCATAGTTGTCATTGCTGGGGCGGTGAGTGCCCAGAATGTGTAAACGATGTGTGTGAAACTTGTGATTGCGGAACTACTCAGTCCGAATTGGACATCCCAACTTCTTTTATTAACCCAAACACTTAAATTATGCCAACTAATAAAACAGTAAAATTTCACTTGATTAAGGATTTTCCTGATCAGATAGTTCTTCCACCTCTTCCATCTAAGAAGTTAGTTCCTTCCTGGTTTAAACATATCCCACCCAAAGTTGAAGACCCTAAATTGGGCGAAATACAATCAGTTAAGAAGTGTATTCCGTTTTTAGATGCCATGACTGCTGGCTATACTCTTTTAGCTCACATGGATATTATGATTGAGCTTGGAGAAGACGGTTCA